TAAAAGCTACAAATGCAACTAAAAGCTACAAATGCAACTAAAAGCTACAAATGCAACTAAAAGCTACAAATGCAACTAAAAGCTACAAATATGTCGCACCCACACACTATGTCCTAAAACAATATTAGTGCAAGACTTTTTTGTAATTGGTGGTGGTTGTCTTTTGACCGCAATTGCCACAGTCAAGACTGGAATTCTCTTTGCAGCAACAAAATAGTCGTATATGTCTTGAAAATCCGGCACTGAACAATAGTGTTGTATTTGCCTTTCCTGATCAAATGTTAAATTTTGAATAAATAGATAAATTAATTTGAGCGATATGCTTACCATTCTCCAATCAATTGGCTCAATAGTGGCAATGTGCCGCCCATACGCATCGGCCAATTCTGGTGATGATGTTCTTATCAATTCAATTGTTTCGACCGCAGTATACAATTGATCATCTGGTGATAAATATCCCCTTTGGCGATTTTGCACAAACCCAAGAATTATGTGCTTTGTTATATGCCGACAAAATGCAATTGCCTCTAAAAATTTTGTAATTAATATTTGTCGAGGAATATCTTGCAATTCTTCAATTGAATCCAATATTGAATTGATATCTGTATTTTGTATATATTCAACAACTAATTCAATCCTACTAAAAGCGGTCATATAATAAATGGGGAATATATTGTCGGCGCCTTTTTCTAATATATTGCCAATATGTAGTAAAATCATATAAATATAATCCAATAAATAAATTTTTCCGGAAATCATATCACGAAATCGATCCTGAATTGGATCGAGACCCCTCATGGCGGCCATTCTATATAGACCACCCAAAGTATCATCATAATCAATTTCTGGCAGCTCTGCCACCCCAATTGATTCCAAAAAATCTCTAATGGCATAATTTGATTTTATGATCTTTAATTCATATTGATTATGGTTAAATATATATAGCTTAATCAAATCAAACACGTGTTCTGCATTATATGTGGCCGCCATGATTAGATTGCTTTTATTACTATAATTTAATTACTATTATTATAAAATTCAAATATAAATATATAAATATATAAAATGCTGGCTATACTATTTATACTGTTTATATTACTTATATTAATTATTGTGTTTATAATACTACCTGTAAATTACAGCCGCAGAACTTTAAAGACGACAGGCGGTGGTGATCAAAAAATATATTTTTCCATACATGAAGGAAATACTGGATTGGATTATTCTATATTAAGAGCCGTATTATCACAATATAATGCTAGTAGTATATCTTTTGTAGAAAAATCAAGTACTGAAAAAAACACACATGTAGCATTTATATATTATGTTCATGATTTAAAAATGAATAAATTGAATGACCTTTTATTAATAAAACAGCGTTCATCAATTAAAAATGTTTTAGATGGCAGTACTGCTTTTGTTGATAAAACAAAATTGTATTACACAATTAAAAAATTTATACCATTAGGAATTCAATATTTGCCACAAACATATTCCATAAAAGAATTTGAGGCCTTAAATTATTTTAGTAAACGCAATAATACCCCATTAATCATAAAAAAAGGATTTTCAAGCCAACAAAAAGGAGTTAAAATAATAACAAACAAAGAAGAATATATAAAAGCCAAAAAAGAATTGCAAATACAATCAATGTATGGATTAGTTTCTGAATATGTAACAAATCCAATAACCGTAGATGGTAAAAAATTTCATCTAAGAGTATATTTTTTATTAAGTGTAATATCTGGAATTACTAGATGTGTCGCCCATAAAGAATATAAAATATTAACTGCAAAAAATAAATATATTGCCGGCGATTGGTTAAATCCAGATATTCATATATCTGGTGGGCATAGTACAGAAAAAAGATATGCCTTTCCGGATGATGTTGATTGGGGGCTTGATGGATGTGATAAGGATACAACTATCAAAAATCTAAATTCTTGTATTGATACCTTTTGTTTGGCATTTTCTATGACTAATGTAAAAAATTATCCAGAAAATGATGCTGGATATTATTTGTATGGCGCAGATATATTATTAAAAACAGATAATAATATATGTTTTATAGAAATAAATAATAAGCCTGCTTTTTTTAGAATTGGGGAAAAAGAAGGTTGGGAGGAATATAATAAAAAATATTGCACAAATTTTTTTACATTTATATTAACAAATACAATATTGCCATATTTAGGAGTATGTAGGTGGCCAATTACAAAGGCGGAATTTATTGGAAATGGGGTATTGTCGCCATTTGGTAATATATTAACTGGGGCAAACCGATGCTCACTTGTTATATATTATGATGATAAACCATCTGAAATTGAAGATGCAAAAAAAATAAATTTTTATAATATGATTTCCTTTGAGCATTTAATGGCAGAATGTAGTCATAATAATTTGTATGTAATATGCTATGGGCATACAATTATTGGATTTGTTGGGCTATTAGATGATAAATATATTAAAATTGCTATCATGGAAGAGTATAAAAATCGCTGAATTGGAACTGCAATGATTGACCAATTATTAGAAATATATTCAGCAAGGCAATTTAAACACCATATGTGTATAAAAAAAAGAAAAAATATATATTTAGATGCCATTGCAAAAAAATTACATTTTAAAGAAACTGACTATGATTATGAAAGGCCGGTAAAATTAGCATATGATATGACTATTATACACAAAATAAATAATAATCAATTGCTAACCTATAAAATTACCAATGATCTAAAATTTGACTCTCAAAAATTACAAATAAATCAGCATATGGTTGAATCAAATTCACAATTTGTTCATTTATCATTTAATGCATTAATTAATGATGGATTTATTATAAAAAATTCAGTTGGGTCAAAATATCATAAAAATTTTATATATCAGGGGGCGGAATTAAAATCTGTATTAATTCTGAAAGAATTGGGAACTACTTATATATTTAAAAAATGGTTTTATGAAAAAATGGAATATAATAAAACTATTTTTAATAAAAAAATAGAATTTGCCAATTTAGAAGATGACAAATTGTATTATTTAATTGGGCCAATATATAAAATATTAAATGGTCATCATATAAAAAAAGCTGACAATCATCATGAAGATCGCAATCATCATAAAGATAGCAATCATCATGAAGATAGCAATCATCATATAATTGAAGAGTATAATCCACCATTTTTAATAGATCAAAAACTTGTTAAATTAAGAAATTTTGTATTAATATATATGTCTGGAAATGGCACTATTAAATTTTATCACTTTCATAAAAAAATAATAATAACATCTAAAGAAGAGTTATTAGCGCCAACATATACAACAACCGATAAAATATATAATTGGCCAAATGATTTTAAAAATGGAGAAATTGCACATATTGCAAATGATAAAGACATAATTGCCAATTTTATTTATAATATAATGGAGGTATTAACCCATACCAATATTATGCCATATAGTGAATCAAATGCCGGCTTTTTAAATATAGCATTAGATATTATTTTTGTAAAAATAAATCAACAATATGTTCCAATTTTAAGTAATGTGTTTAATTGTGCTCAAATTGGAAAAAATAATATTATAGATGATTCTTTTGTAAAAGAATATTATTTATGGATTAAAAATTGTGCAATTGCGCCACATTTTGGAATATCTTGCCACTTTATTGAATCAAATATTACCATTGTAAAAAATAAAGATATTGATTCAAAAATTATTTCTAAATTATTAATACATTTTAATCACTTGCATTTATTTGCCGAAATATTATATGATGGCAAAAAAATTGGAAAAATAAATCTTACAAAAGAAGAGGAACAAAATGCAATACGAGTGACATATATAAATGTAGAATCAAATTCAATGAGACTACATTCAATATTTGTGTTAATGGATATTATTGCGGCATACTATGCTCCTGTACAAATGAGTTTAATTATTGAAGATAGTCCAAATATGCATCCAATTGCATATGCACTGCAATTTTATAAATGGACAACAGAATCAAAAAAAACGCACACCCAAGATTTATATATTCGAAATTGCCGACCTTAATAATGCACTTTTTTACATATATTTAAAATGTACTTTTTTTTATTTTTTTTATTATATAAAGATTTTTGAAAATGAATTAATTCAAATGGTGAGTATTGTATTATTTATATTGTTTATTATACTGATATTAATATTGTGTTTTATAATTTGCAATGTACAGACCATAGGAGGAAATAAAGATAAACCCATAGGAGGAAATAAAGCCATAGGGGTAAATAACGCCATAGGGGTAAATAAAGCCATAGGGGTAAATAAATATAAAAATTCACCTTTATATTTTTCTATAAGTGAAGGAATAAGTGGATTAGATTTTTCTATTTTAAGAAAGCTATTAACAAATCATAAGGGAATTAAATTTGTAGAAAAACCAATTACTGAAAAAACTGCACATATTTCATTTGGATTTAGTAATGGAATTAATAGAATAATCCATAATACCCCAATAGAAATTATTAAACAATATGGAAAACATTTCTCAGAGGATTTTATTAGACAGCATACATCTATTAAAAATATATTAAGTGGACATACCTGTTTTGTACATAAAACAAAATTATATTCCACAATTCAAAAATTAATGCCATCATGTCTTAAATATTTGCCAGAAACATATACAATAAAACAGTTTGAGGAAAATATTTTGCCAAATCATAATATTTTTCCTATAATTATAAAAATTGAACACTCTAATCAGCAAATGGGGATTTATATGGCAAACTCTAAAAATGAATATATAATAGCAAAAAAACAATTATATGAATATATAGAATCAAAAAAAAAATTGATTAAAAATATTCAATTAAGTGTAAATGATACTATAATATGTCGGTATGTAATAAATCCAATTACTGTAGATGGTAAAAAATTTCATTTGCGAATTTATTTTATGCTAAGTTCAATATCCGGAATTAATAGGTGCATTGTACATACAGAATATAAAATACTTACAGCAAAAGAAAAATATATTGCCGGTGATTGGTTAAACAAAGATATTCATATATCTGGTGGGCATAATACAGAAAAAAGATATACATTTCCAGATGATGTCGATTGGGGGCTTGATGGTTGCAATAAAGACACAACTATAAAAAATTTAAATTCTTGTTTAAAATCATTTTGTTTATTACTTTCTATGGTAAATGTAAAAAATTATCCAGAAAGCTATGCTGGATATTATATATATGGGGCCGATATATTATTAAAAACAGACAATAGTATATGTTTTATAGAAATAAATAAAATTCCTGGTACTTCTATATTTGGTGAAAATGAGGGTTGGAAAGAATATAATACAAAATATTGTAATCATTTTTTTCCATTTATTTTAAATAATACAATATTTCCATTTTTAGGAATTTGTCGATGGCCTATAAATACTAATTTAAATTATGCAGAGCATATTGGTCATGGCGCATTATCGCAATTTGGTAATATATTAATAGGAATGAATAGATGCACACTTATTCCATATTATGATGCCAAAGATTATGAAATAGAATCTGCAAAAAAAATATCATTTAACAAGTTATCATTTAATAATTTAATACATTTATGTGATCATAGCCATATATATTTAATTGGGCGAGCACAAAATGATTTAATTATTGGATATATTGTATTAGAAAATGGAACACATATTAAAATTGTTATAATGGAAGAATATCAAAATCGTAAAATTGGAACTGCAATGATTGCTCAATTATTAGAAATATATTTAGCAAGACAATATAATCATTATTTATATATAAAAAAAGGAATAAATAAATATTTAGACTCTATTGCTAAAAAATTACATTTTACACTTAATAATAATGAATATGAAAAAAAAGTAAATTTGCTTCACAAATAAATTTATATATATATAAAATGTTAGAAATATTATTTATTATATTTATATTGCTTATATTAATTATAGGGCTTATATTAAATTTATCACTGAATAAATTGAATTTATCACCGAATGAATTGAATTTATCACTGAATATGATTGGTGGAAATAATAATGATAAAAAACCACCTTTATATTTTAGTATTATTGGTAAAAATGGATTAGATTTTTCTATAATGCGCAATATGTTAAAAGAACATAATTTTTCTGAAAAAACAGTAATAGATCAAGTCCATTTTGCATATGGCACATATGGTGGCTTTAAAACCAAAAGTGGCGCATTTGTTAAATATAGTTCAGATTTTGCAGTTCAAAAGGCCGCAATAAAAAATTCATTAGATCGACATAGTTGTTTTATTAAAAAAACAGAATTATTTAAAACAATTAAACGACTAATTCCATTAGGGTCTAAATATATTCCAGATACATATACAATTTCAGAATTTAATTGCAATCAGAATAAATGGGATATTCCAATTATTTTAAAAAAGAATGACATATCACAACAAAAAGGTGTTAGATTAATTTATTCCAAAGATGAATATTTGCAAAGTATAAAAGAATTGAATATTAATGACAATAATGGAATTGTATCTAAATATATAACAAATCCAATTACTGTAAATGGTCGCAAAATACATCTACGAGTGCATTTTTTATTAAGTGTAATTAATGGAATAACTAGATGTTCCGCTGAGAAGAAATATATTGAAATACTAACTGCAAGGGACAAATATATAAATGGCGATTGGGAAAATCCAAATATACATTTATCTGGGGGTCATTTTACCGAGCGGCGATATACTTGGCCAGATGATGCAGATTGGGATGAGTTAAATAGAGACCATATATTAAAAGACTTGGATTCCTGTTTAGAAGTTGTATGTTTGGCATTATCTATGTCAAATGTTAAAAATTATACAGAAAGTATGGCTGGATATCATTTATATGGCGCCGATATATTAGTAACAAAAAATGGCATATATATTATTGAAATAAATACAAGTCCAGGATTTGAAATGGTTGGAACCGATCAAGCCGATTGGGATTCTTATATTGAAAAATTTTCAACAAATATGTTTTCTTTTATTTTGCATAATACAGTTTATCCATTTTTTGGATTAGATCGACAACCAATTGTTGCGGCGGAATTTATTGGCGATGGTATTTTATCTAAATATGGTGGCATACTAACCGGAAAACATAGGTGCACACTAATTCCATATGAATTAGCATCAAAAAATGAAATTGATACAGCAATGAGTTTTCATTTTTTTAACAATAAAGGAATTTTATTAAAAAATTTAATAGGTGAAGACCTTTTTTTAATTGAGCGCGGCGGGACTCAAATAATTGGCTATATGGCATTGGAAAATGGCACACATATTAAAATTGCCATTATAGAAGAATTTCAAAATCGCGGAATTGCAACCGCAATGATTGCACAAATTATAACAATATATGCAGCTAGGCATTATTTGAATAAAAGCTATATGTTATATATTAAAAAAAATAGTAAATTTATAATAAGTATAGCAAATAAACTCAATTTTAAGTTAAATTCTAATAATGAATATGAATTAGATGTAAAAGCAAATCATCCCGATATTAAAATAATTCATAAAATTAATGCAAATAAATTATTAACCTATAAAATTATAAATAATAATTTAAATATTGCCCCCATAATAAATAATGAACATATGACACCATCAAATTCACAGTTTGTACATTTTGTATTTAATGTATTAATACATGGAATTCATAAAAAATTATCCACTGGTAGTAGATATAATAAAGATTTTATATATCAAGGAGCAGAATTAAAATCAGCATTAATTTTAAAAGAGTTATATAGCATTTATGTTTTTCAAAAATTTAGTATCGCCTATATTGATGATGCAAATTATATATTTCCTAAAATAATCACACAATTAAATAATATACGCCCAAATCAATTATATACATCATATAATACAGAAAATAATTTAATCACTTTAATGCATGGTGAGCAACTGACTCAATTAACAACATATTTGATCTCAGAATATTATGAGCCCTATTTAATAGATGGCAAATTAATGAATTTAATTTTTTATATTATTATTTATATTTCTGGAAATGGTATTATAAAATATTATTGTTTTGATAAAAAAACAGTATTAACCCCTAAAGAAAAATATTCTAAAGATAAATTAAATGACCCAAGTTATGTATACTCAAAATATGAAACAACCGATAAAAAATATAATTGGCCAAATGATTTTAAAACTGGAGAAATATCCCATATTGCAAACAATACAACAGTTTTAGATTTATTTTTAGAATCATTTATAAGATTGTTATCAAAGGCTAATATCCATACATATAGTGAAAGCAATTCTGGTTTTTTAAATTGTATATTTGATGTAAATTTTGTCCAAATTGATAATAAATATAAACCAATATTAGCACAAGTTAGAAATTGGGATTATTGTATACAAAATAATATACTTGATCAGCAATTTATTGAGGATTATTATCTATGGATCAAAAATGCAGTTGTATATCCGCATTTTGGTTTATCGGATCATAAGCATTATATTCCCCCAATGTTTGTATCTATAGCAAACTCGGCAAATACATCAATTATTAAAAATATAGATATTGCCATTATTAAAAATTTATCATTTCACTTTGAACATAATAGAACATCTGTTATTATTTATTATGAGAGTAAAAAAATTGGCCATATTACATTAAATTTGGAAAATGTGACTTATATCATATTGACACATATAGAATGTAATGATCGTGCAATAAAATTAAATTCTATATTTATGTTAATGGATATTATTGCAGCTTATTATGCCCCTATGCCAATACAATTGGCATTTAAATCTGATACAGATATGCATTCAATTGCATATGCATTGCAATTTCAAAAATGGACAAATTTAACAGAGTTAAATTTTCCGACCCCAAAACA